TTTACTAAAAACATAATGAGATTCTCCTGGTTCTACAGCAGTTGGTGGTAATAATTGCCTATCTCTAGTTGCTCCTGGAATATTAAATCCAGTACTTTCTTTGATTAATCTACCACCTCCACCTAAACCAGATAATTCAGAAGTAATAGGATTTTTTGTTATCAATCCACCACCTAATTTTTTTTGTACAGACTGTCTGTATAATTGATTAAGGACATTTGCAGGTTTTACTGGTTGTCCATGATAACTTTTACCTCCATGCCCAGAATATGGAAACGATGCCCATTCTGGCGCAATCTTATCCATGATACTTTGAGACAATCCACCTTTTCTTAAAGAATGAACATTTACCCCCCTATTTGCGGCAAGTTGCCACCCCAATCTATCTTGAACTTCTTTAGTAAACATTTCGTTGGGTTTGGCAAAACCTCTTCTAATTAAATCACTTAAAGTAAAAGGCATAAATTGATATGCCCCAGTTGCCGAAGAACCAGAACCATAACCAGCAGAAGTTCCCCCAAATCTTTTAGGCAATCTTCTACTATTCCCCATATCAATAATTTCTTGAATAGTCATTTTGGTCAAAGGAGCACTCTTTCCACCATATATCGAACTATATGGATCTCTTCCAGCATAGTGTTCGGCAAATCTTATAGTTTTTAACAATGCCTTTGCTTCTGGTGTTTGATAGTCTGGTATTGGTGCTGGACCATGCCAAGCAGGAGGTTTTACACTACCTTGAGTTGTTTTTGCTTGAGATCTTTGACCAAAATTTGAGAAAAAGTTTTGTATTCCTCCAACTATTCCACCCTGATTAAATCTTTGTATAACTCCTCCATCAGCATATCCTTGACCAGCAAATTTAATATTTGATGCTTTAACAAATTGTGGTTTTCTATTTGCAACATACTTTACAATATCAAATCCTGTTTGTTGATAGATGTATTCATGATCTTCTGGAGTTGTAACAACTTCTTCTGGTCTTGCGAGAATTAATAGTGTATCATCTGGACCTGCTCCAGATACTTTTTGTCCAGTATTTGAATCTATACCATTATAACCATGCTCAAGTTTCATGGGTCTTACTTGAGCACCCATGTTATATCCATATATTCCACTTGATCCCAATTGTCCTGCTGAAGCAAACCCTTCACCTAAAGTATTAAAAAATCCTTTTTCTTGACCCCTCTTCGGTATTTGAGTTCCTTGTTCTTTTGCAACTCTTTCTTTTTCACCCTTCTCCATAAGATAACCTGCGGAAGCAGATAATCCAGTTATAGCACCAGCAGTAAGCAATGGATTTGCAGCAGCAAATCTTAAAGCACTTGCACCACCACCTTTAGCAATCTTCAATAATCTTGGAATCAGTTTTAGCATTTTAATACTAAAACGAGATATCATCCCAATAACAACTCTTACAAATTTACCAAATGGAGTTGTAAATAAAACAAGTGCTGCTAAAATTGCTGGCCAAAATGTCTTAAGAAGTTTTCCTAAAGTTTCTATTTTACTTTTATTTTTCGGATCTCCTAACCATTTCATCAAAGCAACAAATGCTCTTCCCAAAATAACAAAAGTTATAAATCTTATAATTCTCTCAAATATTTCATTAAGTGGGGATAAAAGTTTTTTTGCTGTATTTACAATTAAAGAAAATCCTTTTTTTAGTTTTTCTAAAGCACTTTCTCTTTTTTCTCTTTTTTCACTCTCACCTTTGCGTCTTCTTTTTTCATTTATATTTTGTTCAAATTTATAACTATCAGTTAAAATTTGTATAATATTATCTAATGAACTAATAATACGATCAAAGTAATCATTTTTTGCAATTTTATTATTTAAATTTTTATCGTATTTTACTAAAGCACCTCCAGATCCTGGCAACATTTTTATACCAGAAACATTATTGGAAGTAATCTTTTTTCCTTTTTTTACTGGTTGAAATCTACCTTCATTTTTTTTACTCTTTGCTTCTTTAAGAGCTTCTTTTAATATCTCAACTTCTTCTGATGGAATAGTTCTCTTTTCAGCAGTAATTTCAACTAATACTTCTTTTAAAAGGGTAAAGTAAGTTTCGTAATCCAAGTCAAAAACATCCTCAAGATTAAGAATCTTAAGGACTATTTCATCTATTGGTTGTTTAGGTAGATTACCAGGCATTTGATGTTTGTTTCTGTTGAAGTTTTATTTTTTCCTCTTCTTCTTCTAAATGATTTTTTAGAAGAATGACATATACATCTCTCTCCCAAGGCATCAAATTCTCAATTTCCGACAAACTCCATTTATGATATTGCATTAATGAAAAATTTAATTTATAAAAATTTTCAAGGTCCATATGAGAGAGACCTAGGCGAAAAAACTAGTAAGTCCTTCTAGTACAACATCACTTTCAATTTCAGTAATTGGATTTTTAACTTTAATAGTGTGAGAAAGTTTAGGCATAGTCTCAAAGAACTCTTCAATTTGTTTGAATTGAACACTATTCATTTGATCTAAAAAGTCAATCAATTCTTTTTTAGACACATCACTAGCAGACCAAACATCATCTTGTGTATAAATTTTATCTACACATGAAGCAATCAAATCAAATGATTGATCAATATTATTTGAATTACCAATATCGAAATTATTTTTTATAAACTGATCTAATGATGGGTATTTCATTTCCATCATAACGTTTTCATCAACCTTAACTTTGTTGGTGTGTTTATCACTCTTTACGACTTTAATATCATCAACATTAATTTTCACAGGAACTTCAGTTTCACCGTCATCAGGGCATATAATATTAACTTCAATCTCTTCTCCTACAGACTTACTTCGTATATTAAGGAAAAGATATTCAATATCAAAAGTAGGTAATGATTCTACTTTAATTCCTTTGGTTTCAATACAATTTTTAATAACTGTTTTAATCGCATTAGTAATTTCTTTTGTATTCTCTGTTTCCAAAGCAAGAACCAAAAGTTTTTCCTCTCTTACAAGAAAAGGTCTGTATTTGATTGTTTGACCAGTTGAAGGCAACTCAAGTCCATAAGTTGGTGTAGAAATTTTAGGTAAAGGCATATTATTATATCAAGTGATAATATTTGTATTATTTATTATCATTAGTGATATTAACTTAATCTATCAAAATCAGTAAGTAGTCTATTTGTATTAATAGGTATATTATATTCTGGAAGTCCTAACCCTGCTAGTCCTTCAACTGTAGGCATTAGATAAGATGTTGCTATGTCTCGTTCAAATTTTGTTTCTGGAACACTAGGAGGATTATTTGGTTTTGGTTGGGTTTGAGTAGTAGGTACTACTTCATTACCAACAGAATAATGAGTATAAGAAAATGAAACTGAACACTTTAATAATTGTGATGAATCATAAGATAATGGCATTGAATTTACTGCTATTGGAAAAGCATTGTGTAATGTATAAGTTCTTTTATTTCTATTTTCCTTTGCTCCAATTGCCCCTACTTTGACACCATCTCCTACAAACTCAAAGTCTCTCTCAAACTTTGTAATATAAACATCTCTTTCATAGTCCGTTTTATACTTAAATCTATGAAAAGGTATTCTAGGATTTCCAGAATTATGGTTTTCACTAGGAGTGCCATATTTAACATGAGGAAAACTAATCCAAGATTCAAATAATCTTAAAATATCATAGTTTTTAGCATCAACATAAAAAGTAAATTCCGCAGTATCATCATACATTCTTCTGTAAGCAAACTTCTCTGTCATTCCATGGAATTTATCCACTGCTTCAGCAGTATTTAAAGTTGTTCCTGGTAAGGATGCTTCAGAGCAAGATAAAGAAACCAATTCAGAATCAGGAGAAACAACACCAGAAGGAGGGTTAAATTGGCAAACAAAATGAGAAGTTAATGCTGGACGAAGAAGTTTAGTTTTTAATGTTGTTCCGGCATTTACTGCTTTTGGATTTACAACTCCTCCCGAAGAGTTGCTTTTTTCTGGTGGTGAGGATTGCCCATTTCCAGGACTAGATCCAGTGCCTGAAGTATTTGTAGTTGATGTTGTTGGTACTGATGGTGGTGGTGGTAAATTATATAAACCATCACCAGAACCGTAATTTCTAATATCTAATAGATTTAAATCCATCTATAAATACTTTTACTATTATACTATGTATAATGAAAGATAGTAAGTATCACCAAGGAAGATTTCACCCAAGAAATCCAGAAAAATATATTGGAGACGCAAATAATATAATTTATAGATCTTCTTGGGAACTTTCGTTTATGAAGTGGTGTGATAGATCAGAAAATGTTTTATCCTATGGATCAGAAGAATTTTGTATTCAATATTTTGATCCAACAACTAATAAAGTCCGTAGATATTTTCCAGACTTTATTATTAAAATGAAAGAAAAAAATGGAACGATTAAAAAATATGTAATAGAGATTAAACCAAAAAAACAAACAATAGAACCAAAAGAAACCAAAGGAAAGAAAAAGAAAACTTATATAAATGAAGTGATGACTTATACAAAAAATGTTGCGAAGTGGAAAGCAGCAACAGAATGGTGTAAAGATCACTTGATAGAATTTAAAATTCTAACCGAAGAAGATTTGGGTCTGAGTTAAATCATCTAAATAAGTAAAGCATCCATTATCCATCATTAATGGCAAAGACTTTACAAAAAAGTGATATTGATAATTTTTTAAGTATAGGAGAAAATATCAATGACTAATTATTTGTTCAGTAATCAGACAGGTCCAAGTTTTAATGGAACGCAATATTTTTTTAGAACAGTTACTGAATATAAAAAAGATTCTTCAGGAAGGGTAACAGATAGTATAATATACGTATATTATACTCCATCAATAAATGGAAAATCAAGAACTGGGGAAACTTGGTCTTCAGGGTCTAACACTTCACTCGATAATTTTAAACAAGGTGGTTTTGTTTTAGCAGCAACAAGCACTAATCGTGGGACCACATTTACTACCAAAAATTATACTAAAGAAGATTCTGATGCGGGAAGAATACCTATCGGGAAAAATGTTGGAGATCCAATTTTAGGAGCATCGGCAGTAAGTTTATTAAATACTAGAGGAGAAGTTTTTAACGAGGCAATTCAAAACTCGGTAATAAATACCGCAGTTAATACTGAGCCTGGATTAGCTTCTCAACTTTCTGTAAAAGCACAAAATACACAAAATCAACAAAATCCAGATAATATACCAACATCAACAGTAAATCCTATAACAAGAAAAAGAAAAGCACCAGATAGAGTAGTTCCAGAAGGAGAATATTTATCATATCCCCTAAATTTAGGAGATATGGATAAAATAAAATTTAGAGCTTTAAAAATTGATAAGGGTGAGTATTCATCCCAATTTAATAATGGTCAAACAGCAGGAGAATTTTTGAGTGGATTTCAACCTATAGAAAATACATATACTGAAGCAGATGGTCCTGTTTATATTGGAATTCAAGCACCTATAAGTGATCAAAATAGTGTCCGTTGGGGAGATGGTAATTTAAATGCTATAGATGCTTACTTGTATAAAAAAGCACTTCAACTTATTGGGACACCTAATAAAGATATACCAACAGAATTGGGAAAAATTGGGGAAGAAATTTTTAATATAACAAAACAATCCAATGAAGAAATATTAAGATTAGTTGCGGGAATGGCAGCAGGAATGAATGATATTCTACCAAGAGTATCAGCACAGATATTAAATCCAAATCTTGAACTACTGTTCCAAGGACCCCAACTTAGACCCTTTAATTTCACATTTAATCTCATTGCTTATGATAAAGAAGAATCAGATATAATAAAAAAAATTATAAAGTTTTTTAAACAAAATATGGCAGTACAAAAAACAGAGAATTATTTGTTTTTACGTGCTCCACACGTTTTTGAGATTAGATATATGAGTAAAGGAAAGAATGGAGAACAAGATCATCAAAGTATAAATTTAATCACTGGAGATTCGACAAAAACAGAGAACGCAAAAGCATGTGCTTTATTAAATTGTTCTGTTGATTATACTCCTTTAGGTTCTTATATGACCTTCCAAGATGAAGAAAAAAGTATGGTTCAATATACATTGAATTTACAGTTTCAAGAAATTACTCCAGTTTATGATGAAGATTATACCAGTCCAGAACATCCAATAGGATTCTAAAATGTCAAGAACATATTTTAGACAAATTCCAAATATTGAATATATCAATTTAGACAGTGAGCAAAAAAATATTGGTGAATTTGTACAAACAAAAAATTTATTCAAAAGAGTAAAATTACGAGATGATATTTTTGAAAGTTTATCTTTTTTTGATAGATATGAAATTATTGGTGATGATAGACCAGATAATATTGCGAACGAAGTCTATGGAAGTCCTTTACTTGATTGGGTAATTTTACTTTCAAATAATATTGTCAATATACAAGAAGAATGGCCTTTGAATGATGAATGTTTTGAAAGAGTGATGTTAGAAAAATATAATACATATGAAAATTTAAACGCAGTTCATCACTATGAAACAATAGAAGTAAGAAATTCGTTTGGAGAAATAATCATACCTGCTGGATTAATAGTACCAGAATTGATTAATGACTATAGAAAATATATTCAAGTTGACGGTGGATATGAACTAAATCCAGAATATGGAAATCTAGTTCCATACTTTATAGAATTTTATGATGCTGGTCTTGATAAAGAAGTTTTATTCTCTGATATAACTGTACCAATTACCAACTATGAAATTGAAATTAAAAAAGAGAATGAAAAAAGATTTATCTATGTTTTAAAACCAAAATATTTGGGAGTTATATTTGAAGATATTGATAGAATTATGAGATACAAAAAAGGATCTCAGCAATATGTTACCGAGATCCTAAAGAGAGTAGATGATATTAGATTAGAACAAAATTAATCGTCAATTAGTTTTTGGAAATAATCAAGAGGATCTTCTTCATCATCAACAGAATTTGACGAAAGTTTATTCAATTCTTGACGAATATCTTCTGGAACATCCGGAACACTCTTACTCTTTCGATAAGATTCTTCCAATTCTTCCATAATACTTTCATCTTTCGATTTTTGCGAAGTATAAGATTCATATTCACTATCATCAAAAGATTTTGCTTTATTTGATGATGAACCAATACCAAGAACTTGATTAAGTCTTTTTTCTAATTGATCATATGATTTGAATTGATCAGAAGCAACAAGTGCAGAAAGAGAATGCTCTTTTTTCCAAATTGCTTCTAGAGCATCATCATCACCATCAAGCAAGGGTGATGGATTGGCAAATTCAGAGTTGTCGTAATTCCAATAACCCTCTTTCTTAACGATTTTAAGTTTGAAATTAGCACCCTCCCAAAAATCAAAAGGATTGATTGCTTCTTCATCATCAAATTCTGGTTGCATCGAACTCAGAATTTTATCAAAGATTTTTTTACCGTATTTGAAAAGAAAGACTTTACCTTCATTTTCTGGATGAAGAGGATCCTTTACAACATAAATGTTGCTATAGATAGAAAGTTTTCTCTTTTGCTTACGAACAGTATCTTTATCTTTTTCATTTCCACTGTTCCAAAGTTCCCTATTATATTCGGTTACTGGATCTTTTTGCCCAAGGGTTGTCAAAGAATTTTCAATGTACCAACCACCAGGTCCTTGAAATCCGTGAGAAAATAGTTTTACCCAAGGAAGATCTTCACCATCTGGTGCGGGAAGAAACCGAATAACTGCGTATCCAGTTCCACCTTTATCCAATTCAGGTTTCCAGAACCGTTCATCTACAGATGAACCACTAGTGTTCATCTTTTCAACTTCTTTTACCAACTTCTCAGTAAGAGAACCTAGTTTGGATTGCTTTTTAAGATTTGAAAAACTCATATTAGAAAAAAACGTATTTGGCCTTTTAGATTAGCTTAAGGGATCTCTCAGCCCACCTGTGTATTCTACCACAGTCATTCTATCATGTCAATGTTTCTTTTCATACGGTCTAGCATAGTACTCATATTATTAAATACTATATTCATGTCAAAATTTTCAGGAACTCCCATCATTGCTGCGGAATTAGAAATTCTTTCTTTCATTTCTTTTGCTTGAGGATCATCAGACAAACTTATACGAGTATATAATATTTTTTGCTTATCTAGAAGTTTTTCCAACAACTCAACATGATTTATCTTATCTTCTTTACTCATCGAATAATATGAAAACATATTTTTATAAATTTGTTCCTGCAATTTAGATATTTCAATCATTTCGGATTGAACTAAATCAGAATCAAAAAAGTTCATTTCTCCCCCAAAGCAATTTGTTTTAATATTTTTTTATAATTAAATATATCTATGGCAAGAAAAGGAGAGTATTTTTTAATTTTTAATCCTATTGTTTCCCATATTGGATCAATTAATTTTTTATCAAAATTAACAGAAAAATGAAATATCCTATCTAGAATTACCAAAGTTTCTAATGATATTTGATTGCTTAAATATTTTTTTAAAATTAAAGGATGAGATTTAGAGCAATCGAATAATTCATTAAGAGAATAATTTTCTAATAAATTTTTACTTTCTGTTTTGAAGAGGTAAGATAAAGATTGAATTTTCTTCTTCCAATTAGTATAATTTTCTTCTCCATTTTTTATAATTTCACCAATCCATAAAGATTGAGAATCTGAAGAAACAAAATTGGAGACAAAGAAATCTTCAATTTCTTTGTCATTTTTTTGTCGTGATAGTTTTTCAAAATAAAATCTATCAGTACGTTTATAAAAAGATTTTAAACTTGTTCTTGTTTTTTTGTTGTAAATAAAATAGTCATATTTTTTATCAGTGAAATGCCTCTTTAAAGATAGATAAATTTTATAGCATTCAAATGGTGGCACAAGTATTAAAAAATAAGTTTAGCACGAGAAGATTTTTTCAAGAAATTTAATTCCATTGCTTCATATTTAAGTTTTTCTTTCAACGGTTTTGAAACTAATTTAGAAATAGATTCGATATCAATATTATTATTTTCACAATAGTAAATAATACTTTCAATATAAT